GCAAACATTGCTTCTAAGACACCATCAGGGGCATCTATCAAATCAATAGGAGAGATGCCCAACTCCACCGAGGCCGTTGCAATTGCAAAGGTTAGGCTATCTCGGTGGATTCTGAATTTGGGTCAGATATCATCTCCACTGATTCAAGTGTATCTAAGAACTCTGGGCCAAAAGGTTTTACAACTCGCCCATTATCTTTTAATGATTGCCAAGCAAGAAAATAGATATGCTCCATTTTCTGATCCTCAGCAAATAACTTTGCTAATCCTTTACCAAATTTCTGCTCAAAAGCAACGATGGTGCGTGGGCGCAGTGAAAACACGCTATCTACACCATCGTTAGTTTTGATTTTTAGTGATAGTCCATCCATTTTATTTCCCCCTAGTTAGTTATGATGTTGCTTTTGTTATTGCACCTGATATTGGCCAAGTGACACTTGCTGTTGCTAGTTCACCGACGGCACCTGATAGTGGCTGCCATTCTGAAACTAGCGCGTTAAATGAATATGAAGGATTTGTTGCACTTACTGCTGTTGCAATTGGTTTTACAACCATTGCTGCTGATGTTCCAATCGTAGGATAAACAATTGATTCAAGAAGTCCAGAACCAAAATCCTGGAAAAATTCAATTGTTACCTGATTATCTGCTAATCCTGCAACTCTAGTTCTTGCGGTGTTTCCAAAAGATGTTGTATCTACGACATCTAATGATGTGCTTAAAGTTACTGAACTTACATAACTTGAAAGATCATTACTTGCAAAGACAACAGAGGCATTTGTTAATACTATTCTTGCCATTATGAAGTTGCCTTTGTGATTGCTCCTGAAATTGGCCAGGTAACACTCGCTGTGGATAATTCACCGACAGCACCTGATAGCGGCTGCCACTCTGAAACAAGTGCGCTGAATGTATAGGAAGGATTGGTTGCAGATACTGTTGTATCTACTGGGATTACAACCACAGTAGTTGCAGTTCCTATTAGTGGATAGATTGTTGCTTCTACATTTGAAGTTGCAAAATCTTGATGAAACTCAAGGGTTACAGAATTATCTAACAAACCAGCAACGCGAGTTCTTGCCGCAGTTGATGAAAACCCTGTTGTATCTATTACATCATTTGATGTGCTTAAAGTTACGCTTGCGATGTGATCTGATAAATTAACTGCATTTATCGTAACCTTCGCATTGGTTAATACGATTCTTGCCATTATTTGTCGGCTCCTTCTTGGATTACTGGTTTAGTTGTTCCCCCACTTGCCTTAATGTGATTGCCAGCAATAAGTGCATCTATGTTGGCTCCTGCATTAAGCAATTCCTTCTCGGTGATTGATTCACCTTTCTTTTTATTACAAACCTCTAATTCTGAGGTAATTATGTAAGACATTTTTCTCCTTATCCGTAAAGCGTTACGCGGTATCTATAAGATAAAAATAAAGCACCAGCAGAATCATAAGTGCCACCTTCAGCGCTGATAACTCTAAGAGTGTTTACTGCTCCGCCTAGAGTTCTATCACCTTCAATTGCGGCTTTTATTGAGCCAGCCCCTGAGCCTGCTAGAAAAGCATCTAACTTATCTTGGGCTACTCTTTCTGATAGGCGTTGAACAATCACCAGAATATCGCAATTTGCTTGGTCTAAACCTCGCGCATTGTTTAAGTCAAAGGTGAAATCTAATTGTCCAACAATGGCTGCTGGCGGTGTAACTGTATCTGGAATTAAATCATACACTCTAAGATCAGTTATTGTTTGAAGGCGAGTTTTTAAACCATCTCTAACATTACTTGGAATCACTTAGCCAAGCCGCCATTCTTGCGAAATGGGCGAAGTAAAACTTCAACATCAGCATCAAGGCGAGAATATAATCTAACTGTTCCCATTTCAGGGCTACCAGCAATTCCAAATGGCGATTGCCTTCGCCCAAATAATCGTGATGATTGAATTAGAGTTGCCATATTTATTTGATCAGGAACTACTGAAAATCCCCACACCCCCTTTATACGAACTGATTGAGGAAGTTGATATGGGAAAATATAACTGCCAATTGCTAAAACCCTATTGTAAGGAAAAGATTTAATTGGATTATTAATTGGTTCAACCATATAATCGGTTGTACTCCATACAGTTTCAAATGTGCGATCAAAATTATCATCAGTAGCAACTTCGGTAACTGTTGTTATATCATCAATGTTAATTGTATAAGGATCAACAGCGGTATAATAGCGCGTAACAGGTGATCCGCCGCTTCCATTAACATAGAAAAAACGCTCAGTGTAATCATCAATCATTCTACTTGCGGCTTCAATAGCAGCCTCTAAAGCAGTATCATCTACTGAATCGGTAATATTTAATGAGGCTTTTAATTCAGCCAATGTGCAGTAGCCATTAGTTATTGCCACGCTTCATCCTTCTTTCCGCTTTAGGTAAAATCGCTCTTTCAAGTTGCGGCTGAGCAGTAGCCGTTTCTTTAGGTTTAATTCTTTTCTTAAAAATCTTTTTTAATGTTTCCATAATTTATGATGCCTATCATCAAGCCAATATGATTTCTGATGAGGCAAAATTGCCCCAGTGTTTACATATATTGGAAAACCAAGGGAGCGAATGCGACGGCTGAAAAGTAAATCCTCGCTAACCCAATTTCCATTTATGGGGCCATCCCAAAACCAGCACCAGTTTTTACCCATATTAGGATCAGCATTTTCACGCATTTTTTCCAAAACGCTGCGGTGGATTAAAAGGCAACCTGTTCCTGCGGCATCTATTTCAAAAACTTTATTCTCATCATATTTATAAAGGGGTAAGAATCCCTCTGGTGAATCTTGGAATATCGCTGGAACTGGTTTTGGATATTCACTTTTATTATCATTAAAAGCAGCAAATACTAAACCTGCTACAACTGGGCGATCTAAATCGTGGGCTGTATCAACTAATTTATCAAAAGTTGCAACACCTAATTGTTGATCACTATCTACCATTAAAAGCCAATCAGATTTAGTGCTATCTAAAAATTGTTTAACTATCTGATTGCGAATTTTAGAAAGTAAACCTGATCCTTTAACTCTAATAAATGGCCCTAATCTTGATGATCTTGATTGGGCTAATTGAATTAATGTGTAAGCAAATGAACCATTAATTTGACCTGAATCACAGGAGCCAATTGATATTTTATGTGCAATTTTCATAGTTCCCCCGAACTATCTAGGAGTTTAGGTGGTTTAATCGGGGGAGGTTAAACCACCTAAACAGTTCTTAATTGCCTTCTAAATTAGAAGGATGGTGTTGCTAAGCCAGTTCCGCTAATGATTGATGCGGCTAATGGATAGCGTTCTGCGGTGAAGGCAGCATAGCCGTAAACAACAGTTTTAACTGTTAGTGAACCAGCATTTGTTGCTTCAAAGCGAAGTGAGAATGGTGCGCCTGCTTGCTCAAATAGGTGCATCTCGCGTGAATCAACCAAGTAAATTTCATCTTGGTTTGTGCTTGCGCCGTAGTTAGTAGCAACTGAAGCATCTGCAATAATTGGTAATCCAAGTAATTGATAACCTGAGTTTCCATATTGCGCAGTACCTGCACCAGTTGAAACTGCATTTACTGGGCCGCCTGCTGCTGGAACTACTAATGGGCGATTCTGACCATCAACACCTGCTAGCAAGAATGCTAGACGGCGTGGGTGCATAATCCAATGTGTTGGAGTTGTAAATACATTGCTCTGAACTTTTTGTAGAGCATCTGCCAACTTTGGATATAGAAGTGCAACAGTTGGAGTTGTTGCGGTGAAAGTGATTGCATTTCCACCTGATGCGCGGATACCTTTGATAGTACCTGCTGTTCCAGCGCCATTAATGATGCCAGAATTTAAAGTGGTGTGCCATGAACGAACTAGATCAGCAACTACAAATGAATCAATACCTGTTCCACGCTCAATTGCTTGGCGTGATAGGTCTTGCTGGCCAGCGATAGTGCGAACATTTACAGTAAGCAGGGTATCATCAGCATCGGTTTCAGAAACTGCTGTATTTTGAGTTTCTTGAATCGCTGTTGAAGTTCCAGTGGTCATGCGAGATATATTCAGCGTCATGCCAGATGGAGGTAATGCCATCTTATTGGTTGCGAAGTCTGCGGTTGGGCGACCTGCGCGAGCCTTACCTGCTGCTAGTGAAGTGAGATACTGCGGAACCACTAAACCTTCAAAGTTTGTAGTATCTCCATCGCGACGCTCAATTTCCTCCTCGCGCATATGACGAGCAAGACGATCTTGAGCAGCGAAATCTTGCTTAAATTGTGCATTGTAAGCATCTTTAATAAATGATGCTCCTGATGTTGGTGTATAGGTACGCTCCTCGCGGATTACCTTTGCACCGCCAGACTTCGGCATTGCTACATCTGCAACTGCTGCACGAACTTCTGCAACTTTTGCATCTGCATCTGCCTGAGCCTTTAAGTTTTCAATCTTTGTATCTAGCGAGCGTGATTCGGCAACTAGAGCATCTACTTTCTCTGTTTCCTCAGCAGTTAGATCGGTACGATTCTCTGCGGCTACTGCCTCAAGAACTGCATCCATCTCTGCTTTCACTGCATCGCGGCGTTCAATTACTTTGTCTAAATAAGACATTAATTTAACTCCTCGTTAGTTTGAATTTTGAGGTGGTGGCGATACTTCACGCGGCGCTAAAGGGTGCGCAGTTCGCTCCGACTTCATCTGTTGTATTTTTACAACAGAAATTTATTTTGTGTTATTTATTATTGCTTGGGCTAGACGCAATGAAATTTTACGATTTGCCTCATCTGATGGTTCTTTAAGAGGTGCGATACTGCGAAGTTCACTTGATTTATGCCCAACCAAAGTATCAGTTGCCACATAACCATCACGCAATTCTCTATAAAGTCTAATTAAAATTGCTGGATCGCCATCTTCTGCTTTTATAGTAAAACTGCTGTTAGGAATATTAAGAGTGCCTTCGCGTAAAACACGCACGATTCTACCTCTTGCGGTTCCACCGCTTGCATCCCATTCAACAAAATCGCCAACTACATCAACGGCGCGTTTGTATTTATCATACTCATCCTCGTCATCATTTTTGTAGCCAGCAGAATCTGTATC